CCCGCCTTATATTTCTTAAGCATATTTCTTAATCCATTTATTCTTATTTTTAATTGTAAATACTCTGCTCTAAACCTTTCTTTATAATCTGCACTCCCCATCATCTCAATGGTATCTTTTAATTCCATATTTTCAATCCCTCCTTAATTTTAAGCATAATAAAAGCACCTACTTATGTAAGTGCTAATTATCTTTTCTTTTTCCAAATTTCTTTTTTATTCTTATACTTCATCTTGTTTTCATTATCAAAACTTCTATTTTCAAGATTAGTGTATTTTTTAACTTGTCTTTCTATATAATTTTTCCATTATTGCTCATTGTATAGTCTTATATTTTCTTCTTGTTGCTCTTTAGTAGTTATTTTAGGTTTAGAAGTTATTTCCTCAAAATATGTTGTATGACTATCTCTACAATTAGGGTGATATAATCCTTTTTCTATAGCCGAACTAAGTAATGGATATGGTCCATCTTTAGAACTTCCACCACTCCATACATCATCAATATATATTTTACCTTGATGTGGTGTACATTTAGGGCAACCTCCACCTCTACTTATCACTATAACTGTACTTATTCCCCACTCTTTTCTCTTATCTCCTTCCCCTTGAAGGTAAGCTCTTTTATTTGCTGTTCTAATAGCCATATCAACATAACTTACAACATTAACTCTAGCACCATTTTTATATTCTATACAATTAATACCGTTGGCCATAAAATCTCTACTTGCCATATCAATAGCTTTTTCTATGGTTCCAGCACCAGTATTAGCATATACTTGAGCATTAAATATTATTTTTCTATATTGATCATTGGCCATTCTTAACATTGCTAATTGTGCATTCTTAAAATCTTTCTTAGTAGCTTTAATTAATGCATTAAGTTTTCTATCATTTATTCTGAAAAACTTAGCATTTAAAGTAATATTCTTTTTCTTTCTTTTTTTGAATATATACCCTTCTCTTAATGCTGATAATATTTCAATTTCTTGTTGCATATTACCCTGTTTATAGGCTTTTTCTAATACTTCCTCTATCTGTTCATTAATAGTTGAAAAATATCCTTTGAATTTCTTTATATTATTACTTCTATACTTTTCTAATGCCTTAAGTTGCTCTGCTTGCCACATACTCCATTCAAAACCTTCTGTTTTTTCCCAATCAGTATGTCTTTTAATATTTCCAAGCATAGAGTTTATTAATTCTTCTTCTATCTTTTGAAACGCTACAACTATATCATAATCTTTATCCATTGCTATATACCTTATAGCCTTGCTCTTTATATTTCCTTATTTCTTCTTTTAATTTAGTTTTTGAAGGTAATATATCTCTTTTCATTTCAATGATATTATGTTTCTCTACTGCATATATACCTAACTTTACATGTTCCTTTGCAATATCAAATAATCCTTTAAGCTTCTTCTTGTCCATCTGGTATACTCTGTTGTTTATTATTACTTTCTTCATCTAAATCTCCTCCTACAAAAGGTTCCTCCATAGTAATAATTCCATTTTGCTCTTTTATTCTTTTAACTTCTTCTTCTTTCCATTTATCATCTTTACTATCACCCCACATTTCCTCAACCTTTGCTTCTATAGACATTGGTGTATTTGGATTAGATAGTGTTTCAACAACTGCTTCAAATGAAGGTGATGCATATTCTCCAAAACTTATTTCTACTTCTAAATCATTAATACTTTGGTTTAAAGAAGAATCATAAGCCTTAAATATTACATCAACTAATCTAGGTAACATTTCAGTTAATGCATCTATAATAGCTTGTCTTGAATAAAGGGTTGTCTTTTCTTTTTCTCTTTGAGCTTCTGCATTATCTAACTTTTTATTATCAATTCCTAATGTTGATGGAGAAATTAATCCTTGTAAACATAGATCTAAAGCTGTAACGTAAGTTTGAAGATAAGATTCTGTTGGTATACCTGGTTGTTCAGTAATGATTTTACTATCTGCATTTTCCTTCATACTCTTATCTGTTTGAATAAACCTATTATCAAAGTAGTTAGGCTTCATTATTTCTCCAGTCTTAATATCTCTAGGCAATAAATCATCTGGTATATATGTTTTTGCTCTTCCTGCTCTTAATGCATCTATCCATTGACTCCAAGTTTCATCTAAACTATCAAAGTTATCTGTTTTACCATCAAATATACTTTGTCCTCTACCTTCCCACTTTTCTGATTCATATATCATAAATGGAACTGCCAT